CGGACAAGCCCTATATGTTTACTTCCGAAACAGGAGGCGATGGTAAGAAAAACATTAAAGGGGGCACCGACCCAAGTGGTGGGAAAGGTGAAAAAGTTACAGGCGGAATGAATGCAATGATTAGAAAAGCAGCAGGCCGCACATTTTAATGAGGAGGTTTTAAAACCATGAAAAAATTATTCAACATTAACTTTCAGACATTTTCGTATACTGACAGTATAGATAGGACTGGGTCTGAATCGCTTATTCCTGAAGATGCGTCTAGGGACATAATCCAAGGAGTACCAAAGTATTCAACGGTCATGTCGTTGGCCACAAGAGCCCCAAGCATGGCTCGTGCACAAAGAAGGATTCCAGTTCTTAGCACATTGCCAACTGCTTACTTTGTAAACGGAGACACAGGCTTGAAACAGACCAGCAAACAGGCATGGGGAAATAAGTTTCTTGATGCTGAAGAATTGGCAGTTATTATCCCAATTCCTGAAGCAGTTCTTGATGACACAGACTATGATATTTGGGGTGAAGTAAAGCCTCGAATAATGGAAGCTTTTGGCATTGCGTTTGACCAAGCAGTGTTGTTTGGAACTAATGCACCAGCTTCTTGGCCTACAAACGTTCTTGCATCTGCTACTGCTGCTGGAAACGTCGTAACGATTGGAACAGGGGCAGACTTATATGAAGACTTACTTGGTGAGAATGGAGTTATTTCTCTTATTGAAGCCGACGGCTATATGGCAAAAGGCCACATTGCAGCTATGGGTATGAGAGGCAAATATCGTGGACTGAGAGATGCAGATGGACAGCCATTGTTTAAGAATTCTATGCAATCCACAAGCCAGTATGACCTTGATGGAGCTCCTATATTCTTCCCTGAAAATGGAGCAATGGATGCAGAGCAAGCACTTCAATTTTCTGGTGACTTTAAGCAAATCATATATGCAATGAGACAAGATCTCACATATAAAATTCTTGACCAAGCGGTCATCCAGGATAACACAGGTGCGATTGTTTACAACTTGGCACAGCAAGACATGGTGGCCCTTAGAGCTGTTATGAGACTCGCATGGCAAGTGCCCAATCCTATCAATAGACTTAACCCTGGTGATACGAGATATCCAGTTAGCGTATTGAAGCCTTAATTGGCTTCTTTTACTTATTCCGTATATTTAAGCTTAATTTTATGTGGAGGTGTAAGACCATGAAAAGAATTAACATACAACATTTCGGGTTCTACCCGTTTAATCCCAACTTAGGGCAAATAATGCAATCACATGTTCCGGGCACAAATGTTGATGCTGCGTACGTAGCTCATTTTCATGTGGCAGCAGCGGATGCATTGGTATCAGACACTGATGGTGTTCATGCGGCAATAAACTGTAGCGCTGATACGACGATTGTAGTTACTACAGAGTTTACTAACCCTAGCATTCCCAGAAACATAACAGCTACTGTTGCTGCAGAAGCAGCTGATGTTGGAAATATTAAGGCAGTGAAGGTCAAAATTACCGGAACTAATGCAAATGGGGACGTCATAACTGAGGAGCTTGATGCTTTTACAGCAGATACAGCAGGTTCTGTTCTTGGCGATAAGGCTTTTGCAACAGTAACCAAGGTAGAAATTCCAGCTATGGATGGCGCAGGCGTTTCAGTGACTATTGGCTTTGGAGAGAAGCTAGGGCTTCCGTATAAGCTATCACACAATACGGTTTTGGCTGCGTATCATGACAATACGCTTGAGGCTGTAGCGGCAACAGTGACTGTAAGTGCTACAGCTTTGGAAGACAACACAATAGACTTGAATACGGCGTTGAATGGGAAAGTTGTAGACGCGTACTTGCTAGTCTAGATAATAACTAAGAAGTGCAGAGGGCTAATCACCCTCTTACTTATTTTTTTTGGAGGTGGGAAGCTTGAAGGTAAAAATGATTAAAGCAACCAACTATGAAGGACTTAAGGTACAAAACCAAGAATATGACATAGAAGATACAGTTGCATCAAGGTGGATAAGCAAAGGAATAGCTGAGCCAATTGTGGTAGAAATTGAGGATGATATTGATGAAGAAGCTACTAAGAAAGAAGTCGGTTCAAGTACCGGTGATTCTAAGCCAAGTGCATACAAAGATATGAAAGTCAAAGACTTGTATAAGGCATGCAAAGACAGAGACTTAGAAGTAGAGGCTAAGAAGCCCGCTAAATACTATATTGATTTGCTTGTGCTTGATGATATAGCAAAAATTGATGACCCTGACCAAGTAGATGAAGAATAACTTAAGGAGGGAACGCAATGGCTTTTTATGAAATATATGCAACAAAAATTAATTTAGCAGCGTTCCTGGGCATTTCAGAGAATCAGCTGCCAGAGGATAGCGAAAGGCTTTTAAAAAGAGCCAGTGAAGTAATTCAGCAATCTACGCTATCAAAGATTGATTTAAACAAAGAGGTTCACGTTGAAATAGCTCAGCTAGCTACGTGTGCTCAAGTGGAATATTGGATTAATATGAGTGAAAGTAGTGCCATATCAGGGAGTGTTAGCAGCTTTAGTTTGGGCGATTTGTCGATGAATATGAGTGAATCAACCAATAAAGGGATGTTATCTCCTCGTGCTAAAAGTTATTTGAATTCATGTGGATTACTTTATAGGGGCGTTAGGTTTAGTGGTAAGGGGGTGCAAGAAGTATGAAAGTACCATATCCTCATCATTTAGACAAAACACCTATTGTAGTTACGATTACAGACGGTATAGACGGCAATGGTTCACCCAAAGTAGTTGCTACTTATGAAGGTCGATGCAGAATGCATGAAACCTCTAGATACGACCGTGACCCAGATGGGAAGCTAGTTCGAGTAGAGGGAAAAGTGTTTATTGGCTGTGATATAGCTCCTTCTGTGAGGTCACTCGAAGGTCATGTTGAGGTTTTTGGAAGAAAGATGAATATATATAAGGCAAGTAGGCCACGCAACCCAGATGGAAGCATACATCATACTAAATTGGAGTTGATTTAGCATGAGGAAGATGCATGTAAAGATTAATATGAACCAACAAGCTCTTAAAAATCTATCTGAATTCCAAGTTAAGGCTGCAAGGATGACGGCAGAGCAGATGTTACATGAGATTGTTAGTGATCAAGTTATCCCATTTGATACAGGCAATCTTCAAAATGTAGCAACTTACGTAGAGACAAAGGACGCAAAGAAGGGAAAACTTGCAATAGTTCACGAAACACCTTACGCCACAAAAGTTTATTTTCACCCAGAGTATAACTTCCAGAAAACATTCAATAAAAATGCAAGAGGACTTTGGTGGGAAGAGTGGTTATCAGGTGCAAAGAAGTCTCGGCCTGCAGAGTTATTTAAGCGATTCTATCAAAGGCTTTCAGGGGGTTGATAGTTATGATGAGGGTATCAGAATTTAAAACTTATTTGGAAGATCAATTTACAGATGTAGATTTCTACAATGGGACTATAGATAAAAATAAGGTTGAGTGCATAGGGTTATACTTAAGAGGCTCTGCTGGCCCAGCAATGGCCCTGGGAGGCCCAACGAATAACTCTTATGGACAACTACCTATTTCTATATTAATTCATTGGGGAGAGGATTCTGATAAATGTGAATCAAAAGCAAACGAAGTTTATCAACACTTGTGTGGGCTATCAAATATTAAGATGGGTGATCGAAGGATTGTATCAGTAAATTTACTAGATTCAAGTCCTATTGATTTGCAAAGAGACCCAAATAATATTTGTGAAATGGTCATACGAGTAATAATAATTTATGATAAGGAGGTACAATAGCCATGAGAATTAATATTCAGTTGTTTGGGGGCACAGGCGTGTTTCCCGTGCACAACAACATATTTAAGATTAACAAAGCAGGGAGAGTATCCCCGGGAGAATTTGTTAATATAAAAGATCTAGAGACATTCAGCCCAAACATTGATGGTAACACTGAAGAATGGACTCCGATGGACACAGCAGGGTGGATTCGCAGAGCAGTTACCGGAAAAGGTTTGACTTTTAGCTTCTCTGGAAAAAGACATTATGGGGATGCTGGAAATGACTATATTGCAAGCATGATTCTTGAAACAGGGCAAGCTTGTGAATCACAACTTCAGTGGGTACTGCCCAATGGAGACATTTTTGAAATGGATTGCATTATCAATTTGACAACTCCGGCAGGCGGGGACAGCACAAACATCGACACGCTTGAGTTTGAACTGTTGTCTGACGGCTTACCGACATATGAAGACAATTCATCTCTTGAAGAGTTAACATTTGTATGTTCGCCGGGTACTATTGAGGGAACTCAAATTGAGTCTGTATCGCCTATAGTAGGCGCAGGTAACAGCTATGTTTACAAAATAAATGGAGTTCTTCCAAAGCTAGATGAAGATATAGCAGGTAAAGGGTGGGCAGCATACGTTTTGGAAACAGATATTGATACTACGGCAGGAAATACAATTGCCCTTGTCGAGGTTGTAACTGCTACAAACCTTGCCAAGAAAGGCGGTATTTCGGCGGCTGTAATAGCATAATCATAAATTAAACTAAAGCCCTGTAATAAATAAAACAGGGCTTCTTATTTTTTTAGAAAGGCGGTGAACTCATTGGCAAAAGTAATTAACATTACTGAAAAGCTAAGCAAAGAAGCACCTCAGATTCAAGTAGGTGAAAAGAAATATAGTGTAAACGACAGCATGGAGACAGTTCTTAAGTTTCAGGAACTAGCTTCTGACTCGACTTTAGATAGTATGAATAATGCAATAAAGATTTCCCTTGGTGAAGAAGCAGCAAAAGAACTTGAAGTTACATCAATGTCAATTTCAAACTTTAAAGTATTATCAATTGCTATTTTGGCTGCAATGCAAGGCATTACATATGAAGAGGCCGAAGCCCGATTTCAAAAAGCGGAATGACCTTAGTGGAGGCTATGATTTAAATGATGATTGGTCTTTGATAGAAGCGTCATTGGCTAAGCAATATGGGATCAGAATAAGACAACATACTGACATGCCGTGGACTGAGTTTTGTACATTAGTGGGTGGGTTAATGCATGATACTCCCCTGGGTGCAATCGTATCAATACGCTTAGAAAATGACCCAAAGGTTATAAAAAGTTTTAATTCAGAGCAGAAACGGATTTATAGAGCTTGGCAATTGCGATTAGCTCAAAACAAATTAAACAATCCCGAAAAATTGGAAAAAGAATTTGAACAGCTTGGACAACTCTTTAAAAAGATGTTTCATAAAAAGGAGGTGAAATGATGAGCACAAGTGTTGGAACTGCCCAACTTGATTTAGGCATAAATTATAAAGGTTTTAATAATCAACTAAAAGGTATTGCAGGAAATGCCCAAGGTATGGTAGGGAATGCATTTAAAGGACTTGGTAAGATTATTGGGGCTGCTTTTGCAACGAAACAACTTATTGACTTTGGCAAAGCCGCTATCGGTTTGGCTTCAGACTTAGATGAAGTTCAGAACGTTGTCGATGTTACATTTAAGGAAATGGCAAATAATGTGAATGTATGGTCAAAATCAGTACTTCACCAATTCGGGTTATCTGAATTATCAGCAAAGAAGTTTTCTTCTACGATGGGCGCAATGCTTAAAAGCTCAGGCATTTCAGGAAAAGCTGTTTTGGATATGTCAAAAACTTTGACAGAGCTTACTGCTGATATGGCTTCATTCTACAATCTTGAACACGAAGCCACTTTTAATAAGATTCGTTCTGGTATTTCAGGGGAAACAGAGCCTCTTAAGCAACTTGGTATTAATATGTCTGTTGCAAACATGGAGGCTTTTGCCCTTTCAAAAGGGATTACTAAAAGCTATCAGGCAATGTCACAAGCAGAACAAATGCAATTACGCTATAATTATTTGCTAAATGCAACAGCTGATTCTCACGGCGACTTTGCAAGAACTTCAGATAGCTGGGCTAACCAGACTAAGTTATTAACAGAACAGTGGAAAATATTTCAAACTACAATGGGCCAAGGGCTTATTAATGTCCTGACTCCATTTGTACAAACGCTAAACACGATAATTCAAAAGCTACAAGTTGCGGCACAGTATTTTAAGGCTTTTACTGAAGTAGTAATGGGCATATCAAAGTCAAATACAGAAGGGGTTGCCTCCGCAATTGATTTAGGTGAAGCGGCCCAGGATGCAGGGGATGGGGTAAGTAAAGCGAATAAGAAAATGAAAAGTTCGCTTGGCTCGTTTGACCAACTTAACACAATAACCCAAGGTGCAGCAAGTGCAATGAGTGATATAGCTGATGATGCAAGTGTAGTTTCTGATATCGGAGGAATTGATTTTAGTGGAAGTGGAGACGTTGATCTAGATGCCTCTAAGCTAGACCCTTTTAAGAAGCAACTTGAGAATATAATTTCGGCTTCTAAAGAGATATTTTTGCACTTGGGGAAAGCTTTTGGGCCTACTCTTAAAGATTCTTTAGACTCATTGCAACCCTCTATTCAAAAACTAAAAGATATGTTTGGCAACATGTTTTCTGGAATAGATGAGATTGGCAAGCCACTTATAGCTTTTTTTGAAAATAACTTTATTCCATATATCAAACAGGTAATAAAAACTACAACTAATATTTTTGGAGGCTTGCTTGATTCCCTTATACCAGTTATCACAGATGTTTCAAGCTTTGTAAAAACTATTTTTAAAGGCTTGCTTACCGATGGCTTGCCCACGCT